GTTCAGGGTATTCAAGGTCGCCAAGGCACAACGGGTAACACGGGCTCGCAGGGTGCAACTGGCACTCAGGGTGTTCAAGGTATTCAAGGGCTTCAAGGTTTACAAGGGGCAATTGGCAACACAGGTTCTCAAGGTACGCAAGGCACAACTGGCTCTCAAGGTGCAACAGGTACTCAAGGCATCACGGGTAACACGGGTTCTCAGGGAACTCAAGGCACAACAGGTGCGCAAGGTGTTACAGGTTCTCAGGGTACGACTGGAACGCAAGGTGCTACTGGCACACAGGGTTCAACTGGCGCTCAGGGTATTCAAGGATTGCAAGGCACGACAGGTAGTCAAGGCGCAACAGGAACACAGGGCGCACTCGGCACACAAGGCGCGCAAGGCACACAGGGTATTCAGGGCGGTATTAGCTCTGCTAACGCTCACGCTTCTGCCCGCGTTGCGACAACGGCTAACCTCGCTGCTACTTACACCGCAGGAACTACCGATGCCGAAGGCGGCACAGGTATTGGTGCAAAGATCACCGCTTCGGCTAACGGCATTATCACTATTGATGTCGTAAACCTTGCTCTCAATGATCGCGTACTTGTTAAGAACCAAACCACTCAAACTCAAAACGGTATTTACACCGTCACCGATGCAGGTAAGAACAACCCTGCTGGCAGACCATGGGTATTGACTCGCGCTACTGACTACAACAACTCAGTTTTGGCTCAGGTTGAACCCGGCGATTATCTTTATGTAACATCAGGAAACGCTAACGCAGCTACTTCGTGGATTCAGTACGGCATGGGTTCTAACGCTGACGGCTCTCTACAAATCGGCACAGACTCAATCCTTTTCACCGCAACATCTGGCGTAGGCTCTCAAGGTACTCAGGGCTTGCAGGGCGCAACTGGCGCTCAAGGTACACAGGGACTTCAAGGAGCTACTGGCTCTCAAGGAACTACTGGAACACAGGGAACTGCGGGAGCGCAAGGAGCAACAGGCGCTCAGGGAACTACTGGCTCGCAAGGTACGACTGGCGCAACGGGTACTCAGGGTGCTACTGGCGCGCAAGGCTCTACTGGTTCAACAGGAGCGCAGGGAACAACTGGCGCACAAGGCGCTCAAGGCATTACTGGTTCTCAAGGCGCAACAGGCTCTACGGGTTCACAAGGAACTACTGGCGCAACAGGTTCAACTGGCTCGCAGGGAACTCAAGGTATTCAAGGAATAACTGGTTCGCAAGGAACTACAGGTTCTCAGGGTGCTAACGGTACTCAGGGCACACAAGGCGCTAACGGGTCTAACGGCGCACAAGGCACACAAGGTTTACAAGGCACTCAAGGACTTCAAGGCTCGACAGGTACACAGGGAACTCAAGGCGTTCAGGGCTTGCAGGGAACTCAGCCAACAGTTGCTATCTCTGCTTGGCGCTACACCGCAACAGGTGGCGAAACAACCCTAAGCGGCACAGATGGCTTCTCTACGACTCTTGCCTACACAGTCGGCGCAGAGCAGGTATTCATCAACGGCGTTCTTCTCGTTCGCGGAACTGACTACACCGCTTCAACAGGTACTTCGATCACCGGACTTACTGCTCTTGTTGCAGGAGATTCTGCCGTTGTAGCTTCACCTAGCAGCTTCACAGTTGCCAACGCTATTCCGCTTTCAACAATCGCAGCCAAGGGCGACCTTGTTGTCGGCACAGGAGCTTCAACAGTCACTAACCTCGGCGTAGGCGCTGACGGCTCAACACTCGTGGCAAACTCTTCTGCTGGTGGTGGGGTAAGTTGGGCAGGGCAAGTAATGGCTGGCAAAAATGCAGTCATCAACGGCGGCTTTGACATCTGGCAACGCGGAACATCATTTACTGGCGCACAGGGCAGTTATACGGCAGACCGTTGGACAAGTTCGTGCAATGCAACTGGAACAAGTCTTACGGTTACGCAAAGCACATCTGTACCAAATGGCGGCATTTATTATTCTGCGAAGTATTTACAAGCAACATCCTCGGCAACTTCAGTCGTGGAATATGTAGCCCGACAGTTTATTGAAACTAGCAACATTTATTCTTTGATGGGCAAGACAGTCACCTTGTCGTTTTGGTATATGTCCAACAAGACTGGCACTCACGCTGCTCGCATAGGTGGTTCTAGTCAAACTGGTGGCGGAGATTATGTAGCAGGATTTACAGTCAATGCCGCAAATACTTGGCAATTTATTACCATCTCATCAGCCGTTCCTTTTGGCTCTGCAACTGCTATCGCAACTGCTCCTACTGCTTGGGGTGCTTTTGTAGATATTGGATTTAGAAGTAATGGCACAACAGGCTTCACTTCTTTGTCTGCCAATGATTATTTTCAAATTGCAAATGTTCAACTAGAAGCAAGTCCAGTCGCAACACCATTCTCCCGAGCTGGTGGCACACTTCAGGGGGAGTTAGCCGCTTGCCAGAGGTACTACTACCGAATGACAACTGATTCATCTCAGTATTTAACCTTTGGTCAAGGCGCAGCGCAAAACTCAACCCTTGTCGAGATTCAAACCTTCTTCCCAGTAACGATGCGCGCACAACCAAACACCTTGGATTACGCAAACCTACAACTTCAGCAATATCCTGCTGGCTCTGTATATTCCGCAACATCGGCAACGGTTGGCGTGGGCAACGGCAGAAATATGGCATCAACACAACTGACAGTTTCATCTGGTTTAAGCACAGGCACAATGTATCGTGGGCTTCTCAATGGCTCTTCCACAACAGGCTATCTTGGATTTAGTGCGGAGTTGTAATGGACAATGTAACCTTTCAAGACATTCCCAATGGCATCAACGGCGAAGTAACAACTTTTGCGATTATTGACAACGGCAACGGCTCGTTCACTTCAATGCCAAAAGCCGAATACGACACACTCCCATCCAACTCTTCTACACCACAGGCAGGTGAATAAATGAGTCGCGCACAATTAACTTCAACAGTTGAGCAGAATACGGGTGGGGCAGTAGCGCCTTTTTTGGCTGGTAAGAATAAAATAATCAATGGTGACTTCCGCATCAATCAGAGAAACTTCACTTCAGCAACTAGCGGGTATTGTTTTGACCGTTGGACAATTGCCGCAAGCGGTGGAACTATGACTGTAACACCACAAACATTTACTGCTGGCGCTGCACCTGTAACTGGTTACGAAGCACAAACTTATGCTCAGATTGTTACATCTGGATACGGTAGTGCTGGTGATTACGGCCTATTTATTCAAAACATTGAAGATGCTCGTACTTTTGCAGGTCAAACAGTAACAATTTCTTTTTGGGCAAAGGCAGCAAGCGGTACTCCCAAAATTGCAGTTGAAACTTATTTGGGTATAGGTATTGGTGGTTCTGGTGGAACAACATCAACGCCTGCTGGTGCGGTAACAATTTCAACATCTTGGGCAAGATATTCAGTAACTTTTGCAGTTCCGTCACTTAGCGGAGCAACTGTTGGTACAAGTTCAACTATTGCTGTAAATTTATGGGTAAGTGCTGGCTCAACTTTTAACACTCGCGCCAGTTCAATCGGAACACAGAACAATACCTTCAGCATTTGGGGCGTACAGGCAGAGAACGGCTCAGTAGCCACACCTTTCACCACCGCATCAGGCACACTCCAAGGAGAGTTAGCCCTTTGCCAGAGGTACGCTTATGCAGTCGGTGGTGAAAGTTCCTATCAATGGTTTGGTTCAGGAAGTCAGGCATCAACGACTTCAACTCGCCCAGTTGTCCCGTTTCCTGTCAAAATGAGAACCGCGCCATCATCAGTAACCGTTTCATCTAACTCACACTTCCTGATTGATAACGGCGCATCCTCAATAGCAACCATCAGTTCGATTGTGATTGACTCTGGAACGACAAACTCAAACGCTGGATGCTTGGGTGTAACTACTTCAAGCGGAGTCGGTTCAAGCGGTGGCAACATTCGCCTATTGGCAAACAACACAACCTCAGCACTTCTAGTCTTTAGCGCGGAGTTATAATGAGCAATGTTCAGGTAATTGACTTTGAAGAATACCCATCGGGCCTTACAACTCAAATGGTTATCATCACCAACGAGGATGGCTCTTATACCTCAATGCTTAAAAGCACCTACGATGCTCAACAGGCTCAGGCTAACTTTACAGAGAGTTAGTACCTGCTAAGATCGCCTTATGAACTTAGTCCAAAAGGCGGTTGGACAAGGTGGCAAGCTCTCACCTTTGATTATCCCGGCTGACATCACAGGCGGTACAGGCTTGATGAACCCGTCAGTCTTTATAGACGATGACGGCGACATTCTCTGCATTGTTCGCCACATTAACTACTCGCTTTATCACGCCGAGAACGATCAGCGCTTTCCTAGCATTTGGGGGCCGCTTGCCTATCTGCACCCAGAGCAAGATCAGCACCTTCGCACGACTAACTACCTTTGCAGACTCAATGACGATCTCACCATCGCTCAATTCTGCGAGATCGAGATGCTCAACCTTCACACCCCTATCTGGGAGTTTGTCGGCTTAGAGGATGCTCGCCTATCTAAATGGGATGGCGAATACTTCATCTCAGGAGTGCGCCGAGATACCACAGTCAATGGTCAAGGTCGCATGGAGTTGTGCCAGATCGAGATTAACAAGACCGACTGGACTTGCAAAGAGATTTCCCGCAAGCGCATTGAAGTAGCTGACAGTTCCTCGTACTGCGAAAAGAACTGGATGCCTATTCAAGATAGCGCGTTCTGTTATGTTAAATGGACTGCGCCTACTGAGATCGTTAGCGCGATGACTAACCCCGCTTCTGTTGTAGCTCTTAAGCAGGGCAAACAACCGCCGACAGATCAACGCGGTGGCTCTCAGGTTATCCGTTGGGGTGAGTATTACATCGCCGTAACGCATGAGGTCGTACTGTTCAAGAACTACATGGGGCAGAAGAACGGCACTTATCGCCACAGGCTTTGTGTTTGGAATCAAGATTTTGAGCTGATCGGCTTCTCACCTGAGAACTGGTCGTTCCTAAACGGGCAGATTGAGTTCTGCGCCGGGATTGCTGAACACAACGGCGATCTACTTATTGGCTTTGGCTTTCAGGACAATGCCGCTTTCATGTTACAAGTATCAGGCAACCTTGTAGATGAGATGGTGGCAGAGTGCTTATAGAAACCTTAATCACAGACCTATCGCGTGACCCGTTCAACCCTGAACTCAACTTTGAGATTGCTCAGGAGTACGAGCGCATAGGGCAGACGGCGAGCGCAATCTCGTTCTATCTGCGAACTGCCGAGTATGGCTACGAGTCAAGACCTTCCTACGCCTACGCCTCGCTTCTTAAAGCCTCGATCTGTTTTGAGAGCCAGCAGAACCGCCAAGCAACGGTGGAGAACTTGATCTACAAGGCGATTGCCTACCTGCCTTATCGCCAAGAGGCTTACTTCTTCTTGTCGCGCTTTTACGAGCGTTCGGCTAAATGGCAAGAATCCTACACATGGGCTTGCGCTGGACTTCATCTCAACAAGATGCCAGAACTACCCGCAGACCTTGGCTTCAATGATTACTGCTTGCAGTTTGAGAAAGCCGTATCTGCTTGGTGGGTTGGTCGCAAAGATGAATCCGTTGAAATCTTTACCGACTTACTAACCAAAGACCTATCCCCTGAATATCGAACCGCCATTGAAGGCAATCTCGCACGAATACAATAAGGAGAATACATGGGCATCCTAGACAGGATTGCAGCTCGCGTAGCGGCAGAGATTAACAAAGCCCCAACTCTCCCAACAGGTTCAGTTGCCATGACCGAATCTCAAATGCGTAACAATGCGCTCGCTCAGCAACAGGGCTACGGCACACAGGTTCCGCTACCACGCGACCCTAACATTGCCAATGTACCTTTCACACCCGGCGTTCCTCTTGTACCCGGCGCGATTAACCCACTTCGTCAAGATGGTCGCCCAGACCCTCGCCGTTACGAGTTCCTTGTTGCTCAAAACATCAACATCACGGAAACTCGCCTTGTACCTTTTGCAACCCTACGCGCTGCTGCCGATCAAATTGACATCCTGCGCCGTTGCATTGAAGTTCTCAAGAACAAAGTTGCTGCTCTTGATTGGGATATCGTCATCTCAGACGATGCTTCAGAAAAGATCATTGCTGACTCAGGTGGCAATCACCTACAAGCTATGGATAAGGCTCGCACAGAGTTTTCAGGCGAGATTGATCGCCTCGTTGATTTCTGGAAGATGCCAGATGTTGCAGAAGGTCTAACTTTTGCCGATTGGATTCGCCTCTGCCTTGAGGAAGTTCTCGTTCTTGATGCGTGGGCTATCTGGCCTCAAAAGACTGTCGGTGGCGATCTTATGGGCTTCAAGGTTTTAGATGGCTCAACAATCAAGCCACTTATCAATGACCTAGGCTTCCGACCAACCCCAGAGCAAGGCCCCGCTTACCAACAGATTCTCTACGGCTTCCCACGCTCTGAGTTTGATGTTACTAACGATGCGCCAGATGCCGATGGTGAGTTCACCTCAGATCAGCTCGTTTACAACATTATGAACCGCCGAACATGGACTGTGTACGGCTACTCACCTGTTGAGCGTTCTTTGATGATCGCCGACATTTACCTTCGCCGTCAGCAATGGATTCGCGCTGAATACACCGATGGCGTTGTGCCAGAGATGCTATTTGAAACAGATGCAACCTTTGGTAATAACCCAGAGTTGCTTCGCGCTTATGAGAACATCTTTAACGATGACCTTGCCGGACAGACAGAACAACGCAAGCGCGCTCGCCTACTACCAGCAGGTATCAAGGCAGTTCAGCTTGAAGGCTACGGCGAGAAGTTCTCAGATGTTTTTGATGAATACCTCGTCACCTCTATCTGCGGTCACTTTGGCGTATTGCCTACCGAAATCGGTTTTTCATCTAAGGGTGGCATTGGCGCAAGCGGTCACCAAAAGGGTGAGGCTGAGGCAGCGCAACAACTTGGACTTGAGCCACTACAACAATGGCTTGCCAAGGTTCTCACAAACCTTTCCTACTCATTCTTGGGTATGCCACGCGAGCTTGAATTTAAGTTCATGGCTTCAACCCGCAATGACACCAAGGAGCAAGCAGACCGCGATGATACCGAGGTTCGCAACGGTGGCTTGACTATCAATGAACACCGCGCTGAGAACGGCTTGCCACTTCTTGATACACCAGAAGCAGATATGCCTATCCTCGTAGCAGGTCAGTCGGTTTATCTCTTTACCCCAGATGGAATCGTTGCTGCTGGAACCTCTCTTGACGAGAACGGCATCCAAGACAACGAGCCATCTGCCACAGAAGCGCCAAAGGAAGAAACACCAGACACACCTGAGCGCACCGAGGTTAAGAAGTTCATTCGTTGGGCAAATCGCGGAACACCAACCCGCCCATTTAACTTTGAACACCTAGATCATGCTTACGCCGAAACTCTCAACAAGTTTATTGAGGCGAAAGACATTGACGGCGCTCGCTGGTACGCCGAACGCTATTTGGGGTTGTAATGCATTGGCCTTCTCATGGCGCGGCAGTTCGATTAGCCTCTCGTCATGCAGATCAAATCCGCAAAGGATTTCAGAAAGCGTTTAACGCCGATGATATCGTGGAGCGTTGGTTTCACGCACACATCGGTTCGCAATCTACAACAACTCGACAGGCGCGAGATTGGGCAAGATCAAGCATTACCCCGGATAAAAAGGCTTTGCTTGATGCTCTCAAGCCTCTTTACGCCGATGGTTGGGTACTAGGTACAACTGCTGCTCAAGAAGCCCTTAAAGGCGTACAGAAGGCTCCTAGCGTGGGCGTGGTGGACTGGCAAACTTGGACACCCGGCAACCAAGCTGCTGCTGCTCTTATTAAGCCAAAGAACGCGCTTCAAGGCTTGCTAGATCGCCGAGGAATTGTCATTGACGGCATCTCTCAGACAAAGATTGATCGTATCGGCACAGTTCTTGGCGATGCGCTCGCACAAGGCATCACGCCAAGCAAGGTTTCTATTTTGGTAGATCAGGTCATCAATGACCCACAACAGGCGCTCACAATCGCGCAGACCGAAATGTCACGCGCCGTATCTGTTGCCTCTCGTAACCTCTATCAAGACTCAGGTGTTGAGCAGGTTGAGTGGTTAGTTGCAGAAGGTTGTGAGGATTGCCAAGAAAACGCAGATGCCTCACCTATCGGCATTGACGAAACATTCCCCACAGGGGATACCGAGCCACCAGCTCACCCAAACTGTATGTGCAGTCTTGCACCTTATATAGATACATCAACCCTAGGAGAATAAATGGCCGCACCACTTCAACACGGCACAGTAACCGTAGGAACAACCGCGCAAACTCTGTTTGTGGTTCCAACTGGTGTACGCCGTGCGCTCGTCACAGTTCGCAACAACGACTCATCAAAAGTTATCTATATTGGCGATGGAACAGTTACCGCAAGCGGAGCAACACAAGGCTTGCCAATCCCTGCAAACACAACTCAGTCACTTGAGTTCACATCAGGAACAATCATTTCTGTAATCGCCTCAGGTTCTTCAACTTCAGTTTCTTTCCTATGGGCAGCAGGTAACTAATGAACAACGATTTCGCAACCTCGTATGCAGCAATCATCAAGGCTGAAAAACAAGATGACGGCTCACTTATGGTTTACGGCAAGGCAACGGATGAAACCCTTGACCTTGACAATCAAATCTGCGATGCCGCATGGCTCTCAACCGCTATGCCTCAATGGTTCAAGTCCGGCGGAAACATCCGCGAAATGCACTCATCAATTGCGGCAGGAGTAGCCAAAGAATATGAAGCTAAGGAAGATGGTCATTATATCCGCGCTCATGTTGTTGATCGTGATAGCGTTAAGAAAGTCGAAGCGGGCGTTCTTAAAGGCTTCTCAATAGGCATCAAAGCCCCTCGCGTTGTACGCGACACCAAGGCTGCTAATGGTCGCATTATTGACGGTCAGATCATCGAGGTTTCACTCGTAGATCGCCCTGCTAACCCATCTGCCAAACTCATCATGGCTAAGAGCGTAGATGGCGAGTCCACACTCGTTCAGGTTGAAGAGTTGCACGAATACTCAGCACCACTTCCAAGCGATCTCTTTAAGCGTGAGGTTTCCGATAAGGAGCGCCAAACCCTTGCAGCTCGCGGTGCAGCGATGCCAGATGGCTCATACCCAATCGCAAATGTCAGCGACCTCAAGAACGCTATTCAAGCCTTCGGTCGCGCTAAGAATCCATCCGCAGTTAAGAAGCACATCATCCGCCGCGCTCGCGCACTACACGCGCTTGATGTTCTGCCTGAGGAATGGAATGTCGGAAAGGCGCTCAAGGGAATTACCCCAGATAGCGTGAAGTTCGACCAAGATGCCTTTGAAGTTGCCCGCCGAGCTATTGCTCAACTTATTCAGGTTGAGGCTGGCGAAATGGGCGATGGAGAAGATGAAACCTATTCTCTTGGACAACTGGTCGAGGTGGCTAATCACCTTATGGCTTGGTACGAGGGAGAACAACAAGAGGGAGAAACAATGCCAGAATCAATCGAGTTGTCTGCTGCGGCTGACACGGTAAAAGAGCCTGACACAACCGCCGGATGCGATTGTGATGGCTGCAAGTCTTGTAAGTCTGACGGTGGATGCGATGACAAGATGTGCAAGTCACATCACACAGGCGCAGACAAGTCAGCAACAGTTGAGAAATGCCTACAATGCGGATGCAACCAAGTTGGTCAATCTCACGGTCTAACCACCGTTCCAGATGTCACCGCACCGGGTCAAATCCCAGTTCAAGCAAATGTATCAACTGCCACAATCGTTACACCTGAGCAACTTGGCGGAAGCGTTAAGTCTGTTGAGGGTGACGAAGTTCCTGCTGCCGAAGAGGTTGCAGAAGAAGTTGCTACCGAAGAAGTAGCGACAGAAGAAGTTTCTGCTGAGGAATCAGCAGAGAAAACCCTGCTTAGTGATGAAGTCGTACAGACCATCATTGAAAAGGCCGTGTCAATGGTTACGGAATCTGTGAAAGCAGAAGTTGTGCTTGCTAAGGCTGCGATTGAGGCAGCAGAGAGCAAGGCAGCAGAGCTTGAAACCGAACTCGCACAGGCTAAATCAGCAGCAGTCGCAGGTGGGCCAAAGCGCTCAGCGATTGCAGCAGGTAAAACCCAAGCTAACGATCTCCTTGTTAAGGCAGCGCAGTATTCTGCAAAAGCAGCCGCAGCAACAGATCAAATTCTCGCAAAAGGCTACAAGGACTTGGCAAACGAATTTATTGCCAAGGCTCAAGCCTCAACCACAGAAAAGGAATAACCAAACATGGCCCAAATGCCTAAAGCAACAGACCTGTTTGCAGATGCTAACGATGCCAAGACATCGGCATTGCGCATGGAAGAGTATGTAGAAGTTCTCGGAAAGTCACTTTCTACTTCTACAAACGCTCCCGGCGTATCTGCTTCAGTAGATGCAACAGCACAACTTGAGGCTCTCGCAGCTAACAAGTCAATCACACCAGATGCTCTTAACTCACTTAACTCTGCTCTCGCTGCACAACGCCAGTCACAAGCAGATATCGTCAAGGACATCAGCCTTACATCTCCATTGTCATCATCTTTCGCAGCCTTCGACCTCGAAGCACCTGCAAAGCTCTTGACACCTCGCCCAACACCACTTCGCAACAAGATCGCCCGTAAAAAGGGTGTCGGTACTTCTCACCGTGTAAAGCGTATCCTCGGTTACACAGGTACAGGTACTGGTGGAGTCGGAAACATCTGGCCGGGAATCACAGAAACATCAACTGCAACTTTTGGTTCAATCAACTACGAGCGTGGCCCAAAGATCAGTTATGCTGCTGATGATCTAATCCTTCCATACAACACCTACTCACTATCTGACTCTGTCAGCTTCGATGCTAACTTCTCTGGCCTTGGATTCCAAGACCTTCGCCAGTTGTCATCAACTTCTACCCTTTACGCAACAATGCTCATGGAAGAGCGTATGCTCCTCATGGCTCGCGGTACCGCTACAGGTTACTCAGGCGCTCTCTCAGCTCCAACAGTTTCAGTTGCAGCAGTAAACGCTTCTGGCACACAGACCGCTTTGGCTTCAAGCCAAGCCTTCTATGTCTATGTAACTGCTGATGCTGGTTCATTTGGACAATCTGTTCTTTCAACAGTTCAGACCGCAACAACCTCATCTGGTTCACAGGTTCTTACCATCACAGTAACACCTGTAACTGGCGCACTTGGTTACAATGTTTATGTCGGAACAACCACAGGTGCAGCTAACGCTCACTTCGTTGGTCGCTTCACAGGCTTGACTGCAACACTTCAGGGTGCTGCTTCAACACAGACAACAAACAACAACCTTGTATTCAACACCACAGGTGTTCTCGCTTCAACAATCACAGGCGACACATCTGCTTACGCAACTGGTTATGACGGAATCATTCCTACACTTCTCGGTTCTGCTGGTGGATACAACAACAACATCAACGCTCAGTTCTCAACCTCTAATCCGGGTTCTGAATACCAGACCGTTTTCTACAACCTCTACAACAATGTTAAGGCTGACCCAGATGAAATCCTCATCAACGGTTCAGACCGCAAGCAGTTGTCAGATGCAATCAAGAACGGCTCTACTGCAAACTATCGTTTGAACCTCACCCAAACTGATGCTGGCGACTATGTCGGTGGCGCAACAATTGGTGGACTTTACAACGAAGTTACAGGCAAGCTAGTGGACATCACAGTTCACCCATGGTTGCCACAGGGCGTATCTCCTGTTATGTCTTACACCCTTCCAATCCCTGACACAGAGGTTAGCGATTGCTGGGCTGTTTACAATGTACAGGATTACATGGGTATCCAATGGCCTGTCACACAGTTCTCATACGATTTCAGCACATACTTCCGTGGAACATTCATGGCACAAGCACCAGCTTGGTCAGGTATCGTTTCAGGAATCGCATCTGCATAATCATAAGAACACTAAGCAAGGCGCATCTTCGGGTGCGCCTTGTCTTATTAAAGGAGAGGGCGCATGACAAGATTTATCCCACCACAAGGAATGAAATCCATTGGTGTTGAAACAAAAGATGGTGTTAAGACACTCAGGGCTGGCAGAGATGGAACATTCACCGTTAATGACCCTAAGTTGGCTAAACAACTCAAAAAAGAAGGCTTAGGTATCGCTGGAACTGCTGGCGTTATCGCTAACCCATCAAGCGTGGGCTTTAACTGCAAAAACTGCGGTTTCGGCTCATTCTTCAAAAAATGCTCAAAGTGCGGAGAGATAAATGGCTAATGCTTACTCAGGTACAACTCACCAGTTCTCCACACCTTACCTCACGCTTACCGAGTACAAGAACGCGCCTACCGCGATTGATCTCGATAACCTCGTATGGAATTCACAAGACCCAGATGTTCAAGATGCGGAACTAGCCAATGTCATTGCTCGCGCAAGCTCATGGATTGATACATACTGCAACCAAGTCCTCGCAGCAACCACCGAAACCGAGCAACAACGCTCCCGTATCCGTGACGATGGCACAATCCGCTTTCATCCTCGCTATAACCCAATTATCGCGCTGACCTCATTTGCTTACGGCAACCCTAACTATCAGATGACAACAGTTGCCGATTGCTCGATTGCATGGATTGAGGATTCGCAGGTTATCTTTCCTTACTCAATGCTTTCAACTTCGTACACAAATCAGGGGCCACTTCAATTTGGCTTCCCAACAACGCCTCGCCAAGAAGTGTTCCTCAAGTACACCTATGTAAACGGCTACGCCAACACCCTTATTAACACGGCTACCGCAGGGCAATCAAGCCTCACAGTTACAGATGGCACAGGAATCACCGCAGGGCTAACACTCAAGATTTACGATGGCTTTGATTCAGAGTTTGTCACAGTCGCCAGCACCTATACCTTTGGCTCAACCACAGTCCCACTCGTTGCGCCTCTTGCATACTCTCACGCTAACGGCGTATCTATCTCAGCGCTACCGCCAGCAATCAAGGAAGCTGCCATCTTGGTAACTACCTCAATGCTCAAAGTTCGTGGCGATAACTCAATGGTGATGAGCGTTGCCTCTCGCGCTTCACAGGCAGT